CAAAGGAAGCCGCCTTTCCAACAGGTATTGGAAGCGGAAGCAGTGCAGAAGCATCTAATGCTTGCTCTAAAAATCCAGCGTCGGCGTATCCACTACCTCCAATAAAAGATCCTACTGGAGTTCTCATATTTTCTGGAGTTCTCAAGAATGTGGGCATCCATCCCTTAAGGAACCCATCGACAATACTGGCAACACCAATTTTTGTTGAATTCCACATATCTGCCATTAATGTGTGTCCCCATGATGCTTCCCATTGTTGCCCTGAAAGCCTTCTATCTCTCTCTAAGACTTCTGCACCAGGAATTGGCGTCCACGATACAGGGCGCATTGGAGTGCCCTTATTCTTATATTTCTTGGGCGAATAAATATTTGATTGCGCTTGAGTGTTTGCTGTACTATAGCCAGTTGATGAAGTTGGAGTGCCGCCTGAATACGTTGGCTTGGGCTTTACTCCACCAAGATATCTATTGCCACTAGCCGCTGTTTCTGCACGGTCAGCAGACACATAGCCACCAGTAGCAAAGTTCCCGGCGTTGATGGTATCCATCATAGACTTGCCGTATTTACTTACACTAGACGCACGGACAACATATTCACCATTTGAAAGCATGGCGGGAATAGAATCAGACGTAGGTGTTCCTGGACCCTTTACTGGACCACCAGCATTAAAGTTTGGAGTAAATCCAATATCTTCAAGTTGGAAGTTCATCATAGAGGTTCCAGAGGACTGACCTGGCCTATTGGTTATTCCATAGACAGCATTAAATAGATCCATCAAATCTGTGTATGCCCTCTGACGCCACTCTAGAGGACTTTCATCGGGGAACTCTGACTTCATCTCTAGATATTTCTTCATCATCTCAGTCTTAAGAATTTCTTTTTGTTCAACCATGTAGGGTTTGGCTTTTTCTTCGCCTAAAGCCTTAGATAGCCTTTCTTGGTCAATGAGTACATTCTTTTCCGCCATATCCCTGGTTGCTCTAAGTTGAGTAAGGCTTACCTCCAACCCCCTCTTCTCTGACTCAAGATCTTCTCCTCTTCTCTTTTCTCTTCTGTCAAAGAATCTCATTTGCCTGTCAAAGTCTTTCTGCCTTTGATCCATTAAGTCTTTTTCAGCATCAATCTGGTCTTCAATAAGTTCTATTCTTGTTTCTACCTTCTTTTCATAATCTTCTTGCTTTTCTTTTTCTTTATCCATCACTTCATCAATGGCATCAATTTCTCTATCTCTTTTATCTTCAATGCTTTCAATTGCATTATCGTAGGCAAACGTTTGTGCCTCTGAAGACATTTGCTCACGATCTTGTAGGAATCCAAATACATCTCCAGCAGCAAGTTTTTGAAGTGCTCCAAATGCAGTTTTTCTTTGGTTAGAATAGAAACTATCTGCTCTTTCACGCTTTCTTAGTGAATCAATGTAGGCATCTGCAGATTCATCTATCTGATCTTTCTCCTTATTAAGTTCATCCATTCTTTCATCGAAATCTTCTCTTCTTGTATCTGCACGCTCTCTAATAAGGTCTATCTCACTTTCCATCCCATCAATGGCTGTCTGAGATGCACGGTTAAGCCTATTCATCTCCTTCTTTAACACGCCTTCATGACGGGCACGGAACTTGTCCATTCTTTCTAGTTGCTTATTAACACCATCAAGTTGTTCTTCTTCGTCTTCTATCTGCATATCTAGATCTAGGACTAGATCTTCTTGAAGATCTGATTTAAGTCTGTCTAATTCTAGTTGTACATTTTGCTCCTTGATATTAAGGTTAACTTGTATATCTAGTTCTGGAATTCCGCCCTTCTCTAGAGCATCAATAATTTCAGTTATTGACATTCCTGCGGCTATTCCCTCCATAACCTTTCCTGCAATCTCTTCATTATCACCAATAATTGAGTTCAAAATAATTCCGCCTATTGGGTCTATTTCCGAAATAAAGTCTTTGATAGGCTGTGTATCAAAGGCTACGGCGGAAGATGCTCTCCCAGCCTCCTGAATTTGTCTCATTGCGTCAATAGTTTCTTTAGGTGCCTTTTTAAAGTTTTCAAACATTACCTCAGTAATCTTAACCATAGAGTCTGCACTAACATCAGACATTTCTTCAATACCTACTTGCATCTGATGAATCTGACGTTCTGTTTCTGCTGCTAGAGTTATTGTTTCTCTAAAGCCCTCTCTATCAAAATCTACTCCAGCAAAGACTGCACCAATAGCAATTCCATAACTAGCAACTTCACCAATAATGTTGTCTGATGCTTGACTTATAACTGTTCCTATTCTACCCAATCTGCCGACACTATCTTCAGCCTTATCAAGGGTGGCCTGTGCCGCTCTAATGCTATCTGCTTGTTGTTCTGGGTCAAACGTGGCAGCCATAGATCTTGCTATATCTGCACCACTCTTATCTGCTAGCATACCCTGTCTCATTGCTTGTGCATATGCTTGACCGCCTACTGTACCAGATTCAATAGCGATTGCCTTTACTGCTTCTTTTGCTTGTTCTGCAGAAAGTCCACTAGCAATCATCTTGTTAAAGACAATCCCAAGTTCTTTCCCTCCGGCCTCTGCTCCACCGTATCTAATTTTTTCAATTAGTTTTGCGTAATCTTCTCTAACCGCAACTCTAAGATTTTCATCGACCTCTTCTAGTCCAGGTACGGCTGAACTGATAGCCTTTAATTTCTCTGTAACATCTGATATGGATACCCCAAAATATTCTGCAGTCTTTGTTGGATCTGCAAATGCTGCCACCGCTCTTTCTCTAGCCTCTTCTGCAGCCTTCTTATAAAGCATAAATCCAGTAACACCAGCGACTGCAGCCGCCGCAGCAGCCATCCCCAAAGGACCACCAAGCATAGATACCATAGAACCCGTTCTTAAAAGACCTGCGCCTGGACCGCCCTTTGCTGGAGTTGGCGTAAATTTTGAAGATGGCCCCCCTGTTCCATAAACCCCACTTAAACCTGGAAGAGGTTTTACTGGACCCATAGATGTAAATGATGCTGCCTGTTTTGCTGCCCCCGCTGAAGAAATTTTCTTTCCAAGAGATCCTAGACCAAGGAAGTTCCCTGCAATATTCTTGCCAGCAAACATTTGCATAGCAATAGTTGCAGTCATAACTGCAGTACTAAGCAGTCCCAGTTTAATGGCAAGGTCGTTTGAGGCTCCGCCCATCATACTAAAACTTGAAATAACCATAGTTGACATAAATGCAGCATTCATTAGCCCCTGTCCTCGGGGTCCACCCATCTGCATTCCGTTTTTATCTACACCAGGACCAATAAGTTTTTTAATTCTTTCGCTTGGAGGGGGAGGCGTTATTCCGCCGCGTGCTTTGGCTCTTTCTAATGCCCTATCAATTGGGGATACACCCCTTGCACCCGATCCCATAGACGCCATTAATACTGAAGGAAGAGCGTATGGAGAGCCACCTCCAGAAAGATAGCCAGGAGCACCACCAGGGCCTCTTCCTAAAGCACTTGGACCTCCTAGGACAGCCATTCTATTTGCTGCAGCCTGAATGTTTCCTTCTAGCCTTACGAGAACACCATTTATTCTTTGCCTTAGTGCAATCTCTTCTTTAATATCTCTATTAATTTCATTTTGCAATCTTAATTTTTCGGATAATGGTATTTTAGTATCTCTTGTAATTTTTGTAATATCATCGCGTAAGAGTGATTCTTGTCTTTCAGATATGACAAGTTTGTCCTGAAGTTTTTGTCTATGTGCTTGGTATCCTTCTAATGCTTTAGCCGCTGCAACCCTTCTTTGGGCAAGGCCAAGTTCTTGTTCTACTGTCTTATTTACCGCCTGGTACGCTGCAGGGGTTGTAGCCGATGCTGGCGTTCCAAAATTAACAAATGGAGCATTTTGTAATCTACCGCCTGGGATGTATGCTTTGTCGGTATACGATGGCCCAAATCCAATACCCAGCCGACCACGATGACCTTGATCTGCGCCGCGTCTGGGGTCGGCATACGTTCCGTACTGCATTGATAATTTTTGAAGAGTTTTTGCTGCATCATTACTTTTCATGGATAGTTCTGCTAATGATCTTTCAACTATTTCATACATAGCAGGATCATCAATTACGGCATTTCCTAGATCCATTAATCTTTTTGTAATTAAATTAACTACTGGATTTAGTTCTTTCATTTCTAGCCCTGTCATATTCATAACATAGGTCCAGGCCTTACTTGAACTCATTTCTTCTGCAAGGGAAGCCGCCCTCATTGTTCCGGCCTTCAGCATATTATTTGTATCATTTGTTAGAGCCAAAACTAAATTATTAAATACTCTTATTAAATCAGTTGATTTAATTGCAAGGTTACCCATAGCATCTTTAGCCAAAAGCGTTTCTCTTACATGCGGGGCCATACCCTTTTGTCCTGCAGCCCTCAAAGCGGCATCTCTTGCTAAAAGGTCTCCTGCTGAAATTAACAATGGAGATGTAATGTGCGCCCTTCTTGTGCCAGGAACTGGAGTTCCTTCTTGCAATCCTTGAACTGTTCCACGGTTCATTGCCATGAGTATTGGGGCAAATTTTTCAGTAGCATTTCTATTTACAACAAATTCACCGGGCTCAAGCATGGCTGGAATCTTATCGCCACGGCCTTGACCTGGAATAAACTCTGGTCTATCAGATCCAGACTGCCTTCTTATTGGGGTTCCTGGTCGGCCTGCAATAAATGCTGGATTTTGAAGAAGTGTTTGTTGCAATCTAGCACCGTATATACCAAGAGTTTGACTCAGCCTCTTAAGTGCTACATCTTGCTCAACGAACGAGGTAGTTAGAGCATCTACACCCATGTTTGCAGCAAGAACATCTTTTGTTAGAAGTTCGAACTTATTTATTTTAATACCAACTAGCCTCGCGCCGAGCCTAGTCAGACCCGCAGCCGCTTTTATACCATTTGCCGCCAAGTTAGCAAATAAACCAACAAGCATGACTACTGGACCAGCGAGTGATGTTACGATTAATGCAAATTTTGTAAAACTTTTTATTGGCCCTGGAAGGTCTGAAAAGAAGTTCATGAAACTACTAATGGCATTTCCAAGACCACTCAATATTGGAATAATTGTTTCGGTAAGAACTTCACCCAGAGGTATAAGTGAATTTTTCATTGTTTCTACTGCTCGCTGGAATCTCATGGCACTAGACTGCTGTAATGTTGCTAATTCTTGATTAGCAATAGACGCTAATTCTGTGCTGCTAGATGACGCTAGTTCCATGACAGATAGAGTCTGTGACCCTTGCCGCCTTAAGTTTTCAAACAGGGCTGACATGCGAGCAAACTGATACTTACCGAATAATTTTTCAATTACTTGTGCTTTGGCAAAATCATCAAGGCCCTGCAGAGAATCCTGCAAAGCAAAAATCATTGGAATAAGTTCTCCACGACTATTTTGAATAATGTTCTCTAAAGAAATTCCAAAACTTGCGGCAACATCTCTAGCGGCTTTAGTTGGATTGATTAGTCTACCAAGGCCTGACTTGAGAGCGTTAGCAGCCTCGCCAGCAGCCACACCACCCTCACGCATAGCAACAAGAAGCAATGACATATCTTTAATGTCGCCATTAAGAGCCTGAATAACTGGACCTACTCTTGGGATAGCGCCAGCAAGATCTTGAAGATTGGTAGACGTTTCATTTTCTACTGCGTTAAGGAAGTCAATGGATTCTGCTAGTTCTAGTGTATTTAACTTGAAGGCATTTTGAATGGACAAGGTTGCTCTCATGGCTTCTTGTCTTTCTACTTCACCAAGAACTGCCAGCCTTGTAGTCTGCTTGATTGAGTCAATTAGTGCCTGACCTTCTTTACCAGTTTGAGCAATATCTGCTGCAAGAGCCGCCGTTTCTTTTGCCGCGATACCATAAGATGCACTAATGTCAAAGGCTAGTTGCTTAACTTGCTCACGCATTTTCTTTGTGGAGCCTTCAACGCTTTCACCTAAATCAGCACCGTAAACCTTTTCAAATCTTGTAAGTTCCTTATCAATTTCCCTAAACTGTTTTGATACTAGTGCTGTGAATAAAACCAGGGGCAGCGTAAAGCCGACCATCAACTGGCGACCAGTCCATTGTGTATTCTTACCAAAGTTTAGAAGTCTTGTGCTACCACCTTGAACAAGTTCATTAAAAATGGACATTTTTTGTGCAGCGAGGGCACTTTTATTAGCAATCTTGTCTAAACTAGTTGGTGTAATTACGGCAGAACGTCCTCCACCAAGAGGAAGTAAGGTAGATTGTTGCATCATAACTTGCTGCTGGGCAAGTTTGTTTAGCATACTGCTTTGTTTTCTATATCCTAAGAAGGCTTCTCTAAAATATTGCCTCATTGTTAGGCGGTTCTTAGCAATTGATTGACCAAATGTTTCAACGGCGGAATTTGTTTTTACCATCTGTGTGGTAAAGCCACCAATTTGACCAACACTTGACATAAATCCAGCAGACAAAGTTGCTTGCGCCTTCATTGCGCTCTTATCTAGAGTATTGAAGGCAGCAGAAAGTACACCTATCTGGCCAGTAAGTGATTTAATCTGCGCTTGAGCGGCAGACAAATTAGCATTATAAGTAAGAGTGGAGTGGATTACATTAGCCAATATCCGTACCTCCAACTAATTTATATTCGGTACCCATGTCGGGGGTAATCCCCTGACTGATAGCACCAGCCATATTCTTGTCTCCAGTTAACCTGGCTACCGCACGGGCCTTGACTTCTTCTAAGGTAGACACTCTTTCATCTATATCTTTGTCTATCTTTTCATCTATGTCAACACCTTGTAGGGCTGCCATGAATTTTTGTCGTCGCCGCTCAGACTCATACATTGCGTTGAGCGTTGCAGCAAGTTCTGGCATAGATAGCGACGTTTCAAGTTCATCGTAGTCCTTCCAATGTCCCAGAAGGAATACTTCACCTAACATGGAGGCTAGGTCTAGATCCTCCCAGCGAGTTCCTGAGCCGTCGCTACTAGGTTTGGGTCGTTCAACTTAATGTCAGCGGAAACTTCAAGAATCTTGTACATTGTCTGAAGATCTACAGACTCTTCAAGTTCTTCCTTTGACTCTGCCAAATCTGGGGCAAACTGGCGGAAGGCGATTGAGGTACAGGTAATAAGAATGTCCAAAAACTCATCCTCAGTCTTTACCTCTGAAGCCTTGCTCCACTCTTTCATTACTTCTCTTAAATTCTTCAAATTCAATGGCTTTACTGTGATGGTGCGACCATCCAGAAGTTCTAATTCAACTGTTTCGTAAACCTTAGTAGCCATAAAAAATCCTTTCCTTATTTACCAATATTATACCCTATAAATGATAAAGACGCGACAAAAGTCGCGTCCCTATCATAAGCAATATTTAATTATCAGAAGATTCTATCAACAATCTTACCGTATGCGGCATTGCCATCGGGAGCAGAGTTACCCTCTGAAGGCATGACACGGAAGTTGACTGGGAATACTGTTGCATCGTCACGACGAACGCCAACACCTACTGCATCAACTGACACGGCGCGGTAAAGAATGTAAATTCTTTCGGCCTTTCCTGAAGGACCAGTTTCGGCAACTGAGGTTGGAGCAGAGCCAACGAAGCAAACTGAACGCTCAACTGGAGCAATACCCAGAGCGCCACCGTTAAGGTGTAGAATGTTCTGTGCTTGAGCAGATGCACTTGTTGCACCGGATGCATAAGCAACTGCAGGAGTTGCTGATGCTGAAGTGTTTGTGCCGTCTGCATTAGCAATGTCATTGTAGGATGCACCAGCAGATGATGTTTGGTAATCACCGTTTGCACCAGTCTGACCACCGATTGCAACATAAAGATTTTCTAGTGTTGCTTCTGTGAGGCTCGTAGCCACCGTTACTGATTGAGAAGTCTTGAAGAGTCTTGCTACATCCAGAAGTTGATCAACCATAACTTCATTGTATGTGGGCTCAATGTTGAGTGTAACGCCTTCCATGGTGTAACCCATGTGTGACCAAGAGGCAGTAGCAGCATCGACAACCTTAGTTGGATCTTGTGCAGTAGCAACAGAAGAAGAAAGATTAATTCTGTTGTTTTCCTGACCTGGACGACCGACGTAAACTGTTGCTGCGCCTACAATAATATTCTTTGCATTAAAGTCTCTAGCCATTTATTTTTTCACCTCCTTGGCGGGGAAATAAACACGCTTCCTCGCTATTTATATTAGCATGTGCTTAATTATTTTGTGTATTCATAAGTGATTTTTAAGCATGTAATAAACTTGGGAAGAAAACTATCTATCCGTTTTTCGTCAGCGATGTAGTTGTCCTGATCTACTGTTAGGTACTTAAATCTAATTGAAGAGTTGGATGCTGTTGTAAGAATATGATTATTTACATTTCTAGCACTTTCATCATATCTTTCCAGGGCGTCCACAATCCAGTTTTTTACATAATAAATTTGAGGAATATCTCCAACAATAACATAATCTGTCTCTTCTTTTTGTAAGGGCCAGAATGTTCCTTGCTTTGGCACGAAAATGTAATCATAAAGGATGTAGGGCATCTGGGCAGAGTCTGGAGCAAGATTTTCTGTAACTGGATAGAAAGGCCTATAAGAGTATGAATTGACATTCCATACAGCACTTGACACCTGTGGGACTCCAGTAACAGACCCACTTGCTAATGACCATAAATAGTTATTTATATGAACTACCGCTAAATCAGTTGGGTCCGACATAGGCCGTGCTCACCGCCCCTGCAATAGTATTCGCATCCATTTCTGCTCTACTGATTGCATCAGCAACCATGCCTGAGTTAATTCTTGGAATCATCATTCTTCTTTTTTGTTTTATAGATGCCTCTATTGTTTCATAGAATTTAAACTTTTTTAAGACCCAGGTTGCGCGGTATCTCATAAAGTGGGCGACCTCTCTTTCAAAGTTACCACCTACTGGACCACCTGGCTCTGGAACATATACTTCTTTAGCACTCACCCATTCTCCAGATGGCCTCAATTGAAATGTCAGTTTGGGTTTAATTCTAGGTTTAATTGTAATTGGCTCTCCCGCTTCCATTACTTCTGCCTTGTTAGGGAATGGATACCCCTCTCTATTTGGATGTTTTGCAGGAATAAAGGTATATGTCATGGCTGCGCCTTCAGGAACGTCCATCACCAAGCCCTTAAATAATCTTGAATTTTTATCTCCGGTTCTATCAAATTCATAAATGTGATGGAATGATTTAGTTGCTTTCCTAGCCAGCGAATCCATATAGGTATCGAAGTAGTTTTTAACTAGAAATGCTGCGCCACGACTAATTTTTCTTTTATTTGCAGGTTTGTTATAAGTTCTTTGTAATAGAGCGCCATCATAATTTGCTAGCGCCAAAACTTTTTCTGGAAACATGCCCGTCTTAAACGCTCTTGTTTTAGCCATTATTCTAGCACCTGAACTTCTTGTCTCATAAGTACAGTTTCGTATTCAATTACACTACCGTCAAAGTTCATAACTGGGGTGCTACCGCGTGGTTCGAAAATCGTAGAGTTTTGAAATCCGCCTTCTGTAGATGGATCTTGATTTTCTTTATAAATAACACCATCTTCATTTCTTATATTGACAACTCTTCTATCTGATGGTATAACCTCTGAACTTCTTAGTTTAACCATAGAGTTAAGAATATTTACATAATTTTCAATATCGAAGGCAGTAGAGTTTTCACCTACGCCCTTACGCAAAATACCTCTTGCTCGGCAGTCAATAGTTTTTTCAAATATCCATGATTTTGTTACTTTGCCGATTGCATCTTGATTGATCAATGCAATATATACGTCTGCTTTCATGGTGTAGGCGGTGCCAGTAATGCAACTACCCATTTAAATCACCAAATATCTTGGCTGCAAATATTTTGCAAGAATGTTGTCTACCATAAGGTTTCCCGTCCCTGTGGCTAAATCTAGGCCATATTTAATATCATATGAATCATTGGACAACTCAATTATATTTTTATTACGAATATTGAAGTCATTGCAGAGATAATCTTCTACTAGTAGGGCCGCCGCCAATTCAATTTCTGCTGGAATATATTCATACCCAAACACTCCTTCTACCTTGTAAAGATAACTCTTCTTAAACTGACCATCATAATAAAAGACTGAGAATTTTGGATACTCTAACATTTCTTTATTTTTAGTTGAAGAATTAACAATCTTAATACGATCACCTGAAGTTCCGATCTCAATTGGGTAATCGAACTGATAAGTCTCTGAATCTACCTCATAGGTTAAAATGTCATCTTCATAGATCTTAGATATACTGATAATGTTGTCATTAAATTGCAGAATATCCGTATTATTTCCATATACGTCTATGCTTTTATATTCTTTGTAAAATCCAAATCCAAGAAGGGCATCAATTGTTAGCCGCGCTCTTTTTTCAAGTTTTTGTAATGTAGCGTCTGCAGAGGCGGTGCTAGGAATATCAGCGAGTTCCCTAATACGATCCACCGTTGCGTATGGTCTAAATAATTCTGCATAAACTATATTTGTTGAAGATGCAGAAGAGCCGATTTCCTCATAAGTGATTTTAATATTACGATCATACTGGGTTGTAGTTGTATTTAGGGAAACGGTAAAGACTGATGATGCTCCGACCGCCGTGGCACTACCAGTTTGCAATAAAACGTCCGTATCTAAATCGGAAACGGTAAATAATACACTTGACACACTAGCACTAGTGTTATATGTAATGTCTAGACCAAATTCATCTTTTCTTGAATATTGAAGCATTCAGCACCACCGTTATAGGATAATTATATTTTACTACACATTGCATATGGAGAAGGGGCCGATTTTCATCGGCCCCTTCTCCACAAAGCGTATTTAATTATTAGCCAGTTACGGCATTAGCCTTAGCCATTGCGGAAAGTTCCTCAATGTTGAGACCCATGCGGACGTAAACTGTGTACTCTACGGTGTCTTTCTTTGGCTTGAACTCACGATGGACAGTAACATCTCTCTGGAAGCCCCAGATTCTGTTCTGTGGGAAGGTGAGGTCAACGTAGTGATCTGGGTATAGTGGAACTTCCATTACGGGAATACCGAAGATGGAGGTTGTCATACCAGCAGGACCACCGACGCGGGGCTGTGTACCACGAAGAATACCGGAAGCGATATCCTCGGGAACACCACCTGAACCAATTGCGCGTAGATCCGTAAGAAGGGTTTGTACATTCTTTGTGGAAGCGTAGAACTTCAACTCTTGACGACGAGCCTTGAACTTACGGGGCAGGGCGTTGTAAAGTTGCTCAAAGAAGGCGATTGCGGAACCACTCTTGACCTGACCTGCTGTAGTAGCAGCGGTGAAGAAGGTTGATGCTGTGGTAAGGGTCGCAGCGGTACCGAAGTGAGTACCACCAGCAGCGCCATCGGCTAGTGCAACGAACCCATCAATTGTGTATGGGTAGGTTGTACCAGCGTAGGATGCAGTCCCCTGAGCAGCGAGACCATTGATGGCGATATCTTCAAGATCGTTACCAAATTGACCAGCCATTAGGCGGACAATGTGATCTTCAAGAGCAGTACCTTCAATGTTATCCTCAAGTGCCTCAGTTGAGAGTTCGTAGTCCAAGCGGAACTTAGTAGTGACGATTTCAACCTTGGTGAATTGAGCACCACGGTTAGCGTAACTTGTTTCGCCTGCACCAGCATCAAAGACATTTTCATTTGCCTGTGATGCCTTGCGGATCAAGCGTGTACCGACCTGAATCTTATCGAATTCAGCGGTATTTGAGCGCATGACCTGTCTACGCCCATCGTTGCCTAGGACCATCTGATCAAACACATAGTCTAGGAATCGACGGGATTGTTCTGGAAGTAGCACGCCACCATTTTGAGTTAGTGGGTTGGTTGTCAAGTTCTCCATATCACCGCTTGAAGCGAGATCTGAGATAACTGCACCAGTACCAACGTTTAGGGCGGCAGCGGCTTTATTAATTGCGTCACTCATGCTTTTCTTTACACCTCTCTTTCTGTTTTAAATTAGTTAAATACTTCTGCGGAACTGAGGAAGCGTCCGCCCCATACTGATTTCTTCATTATGGGCTGCTCTGGGATACTGGATTCCAGTTCACCAGACTTCTTAATTGCCGTTTCTTCTTCTACTGATTCGACGCGGTTTGCAATTTCCACGGTAGCAGAATTAAGTTCGGCTAAACTTTTGGTAACCTCTTCATACTTAGACTGTAGTTGACCAATCTTGTCATCGACGGCCTTAGCCAATTCAACGACTGCGCTGGAAAACTTAGTAAGTGATTCGGTATTAGTTTCGATAGACTTATTAATTGTATCTTCTACGAAGGACTTAATATCGCCAAGGGCCTTCTCCATATCAAAAACATCAGAGGTGGTGTCGGCGGCAACTTCAGCCTCAACGCCATCGGATTTCGCCATTGCAAGGGCTTCCGTAACTACGTCCTCTACAGTTTCTTCTACTTCAAACTCAACTTCTTCAGAAGTTTCGTTTGTTGCCTCGGCGGTGTCAAGTTCTTCATGGCTTGTTTCGTTTTCAGCCATTTCAACACCTCCTTCTTGTTTTTGTAAAGTCAGTTTATTTTCCTCTGAATCATCTGACTTTTTCGTTGACAATGGGTGACCCTTTGGCAACAAATCTGTGTCATATGGTCTGTTCTTGTATTTGCCTGATTCTACCGCCTTCAAGAATCCGATGACTCTTGCATACGCCCATTCCTCAGGAGAATAGTCTTCCGATTTAGCGGCGGGATTGTTATTAAATGCCGCTACGCCGCGTTCGAAAACCTTACGCAGCATATCGAATTCGACAATTCTAGAATTAACATTACCATATTTTTCATTATGCTTAGAAATAAGATCGTTTAATTCATCAATGTTCTCATGGGAAATTGACTTTTCGATCTTTCTCTTAGCCGCAACTTTAAGTTTAATGAGTTCAGAAACGTCCTTAGTGATAATAGTTTCTGTAGGTCTAAATGCATTGTCGTGTGACTTATAAAGTCTTACTGCCGCCGTTGTATTTTCTAATACATCTACACGACCCTTATTTAATTTGTTGCCCTCTTTAAATGCTACATAGTCGCCAGATTTAACCATTCCATCTTCTCTACGATATGTTCTTTTCTTTCTGCGAGGAGCCTTGGGAATTCCGCCAGGTAAACCTTGCTGGGCATTACGATTGGGGGTATTTTCACTAGTTACTGTTTCTTTTTCTACTTCATCTTCCATCTTTTCTGTAAGACTTGAGATTCTTCTTAGGGTACTCATCTTATGACCAACTTTGGTTTCTGTAGCCGACCAGCCATCTGCACCCTTTCTATAAACAGTAATCAAAACTGCGGGGTCATCTTCTTCTGCATTAATAGTAAAGTCTGAGTCTGGAACGTTAATTGATCCTGACCGTGCAATTCTAGTAACTTTACCTCTTGCAGTACCGCCGCTGGAATTCCAGGAAACAAAATCGCCAACTCTTAATGAGTCGGCTTTGGAAAGGAACATATCTACTAGTTTTCCTACTTCTTCATTCTTTTTAATGTCGTTTGACTCAACCCATCCTATTTCGTTCATATTAGATGAGCATACAGGGCAAGATGCTGAGTCTGATTTTTCTGAAACAGCAATTTTATCTGTTGGGCACCAAAAAACACTTTCTATTTCCACCCCAGAGGCAAAACCAGAAGTTACGGTATGATCTCCAAGTTTCTCAACAGACAAGATATTGGCGAGTTGATTGGCGGGGGAGTCTACTAAAGATAATTCCATAAGTTCAAAATCTTTAATAATTCTTACCGACTCTCCGGCTTCTTCTTTATCAACTTTGTTTTCGTAGTCTAAAATTCTACCGCCGATGGAGAAGCCTGTAAGAGTGCCATCTAAAACCTTCTCCCAGGTATCCTGAGCGCCTTTACTAACATAGGCTGAAACGAATACGCCCTTATATGTATTATTAGAGTTATGGTCAAAATACTGTCTTGTTTCAAACGAGAGTACTTTTCCTACCGCCTTTTTTGAATCATGTTGTTCTCTTAGGTTTCCACGAAACTGCTCAAACGCTTTAATGGATGCGTCAAGGGAGACCACATCGTTCTGCCTATCGACATTATCTAATGTAGCAAATCCATGAACCATTCTTTTTTCTATATCAACCTTAGAAATGGGCATAGA